GGTCTAAGGGCAGGTGCTTATGTTTTACGAAAACAATATAATAATAAGACTGCTGATGAAATAATGGCAACTTTTAGTTTAACTGATAAAGCATCTTATGCTCAAGCAATAAAAAATGAATTTCAAAATAACAAAATAAATACTCAAGATGATGAGGAACTATTAAAATTATTAAAAATAATGATTAACCAAGAAGGAACTAAACAAACAATTAGTGACAAGCAATTTGAAAATGCAATAAAAAGAGCAAAAAAACCCGAAGCAGATGCTACTTGGCAAAATACAATAATAGATAAATAAAAGTTTCCTAACGTAAGACTTAGGATTAGTACACGGCTACTTATACAATCGGTATAACCCCAATGTACTCAACAACCAATAATGGCTACTCACAATATGTGACCCCATAGGAGGAAATATGGCTCAAGCAAAAGCTAAAGAAGCAAAAATACAAGAAGAACAAAACGTGGTTGAAAGTGCGAACACCGCTTATTCTAATCCTTATACAAAAGATTCGGAAAAAGAAGAAGAGTATGCTCGCCAATCTGCAGAGGACACCTCGAAAGAGACTACTCCTCAAGAAACAGGTTTTATGAATAATGAAACTCAACCAACTCACGATTACAAGAAAAGATATGACGACCTTAAATCTCACTATGACAGAAAGCAAAATGAAAATAAGCAGAAGTTAGAAGAGTATGAGGCTAAGTCTAGACTTGCTGAAAGAAATAAAGCAATGGCAGATTACACTCCGCCTAAGTCTGACGAAGACCTTAAACAATTTAAAGAGAAATATCCAGACGTGTATGATGTGGTAGAAACAATATCTCAAAAGCAAGCTTTACAGCAAACTGAATCTTTACAAGAAGAAGTAAAACTACTTCGTAAACGTGAAGAGGATTTAGTTGTACAGGGTGCATATAGAGAGTTGTTAAATGCTCACGAGGATTTTAGTGAATTAAAAGATTCACCAGATTTTATAGACTGGTTAAACAATCAACCTTCATCTATATCAGATGGTGTAACTAAAAATAGCAAAGATTCTAAATGGGCAATTCGTGTTGTTGACTTGTACAAAGCGGACAATGGAGTAAGTAAGAGCAAACCAAGTTTTAATACTAGTGCAGCCCAAAGCGTGACAAGGACAAAGGCCAAGTCTGTAAACACTTCTGGCAACTCTGATAAAAGAATTTGGAAGCAGTCCGAGATTCAACGAATGAACTCAAGGACTTATGAAAAGTTCGAGAACGAAATTGATGCTGCCTTTAAAGAAGGGCGTGTTGATACTCGAGCTTAATTTAACTTAACCTTTATAGGAGAATAATTATGGCGATAACATCATCAGCCGGTTATGACAACTTACCTTCGGGTAATTGGCTTCCGGCGATATATTCGCAAAAAGTTCTCAAATTTTTCCGTAGAAGCTCTGTTGTTGAGGGTATCACTAACACTGATTATGCGGGTGAAATTGAGAATTACGGCGACACCGTAAAAATAATTAAAGAACCTACAATTTCTGTAAGTTCTTATACAAAAGGTCAAGCTACTAATTTACAAAATCTTGCTGACGACCAAGAAACCTTAGTCGTAGATACAGCAAACTATTTTGCATTTAAAGTAGATGACGTAGAAGAAAGACAATCCCATGTAAATTGGGAATCACTAGCTACTTCTTCTGGAGCTTATGCTCTTAAAAGAAAATATGATAGTGATATTTTAGAAGCAATCTCTACAACTTCTGGAATCAATGCGGGTACAGCAGTAACTGCTAATACAGGTGACTTATGTCACAGTGTTATAGCAGAATCAGCTAGACTTCTTGATGACCAATCGGTACCAGAAGAAAATAGATGGTTTGTAGCACCTCCAATTTTTTACGAAGGATTGGGAGCAGCAGCTTCAAAAGTTATGGACATGTCTGTAATAGGAAGTGGCCAATCTCCATTAACTAATGGATTGGTATCAAATATTACTGTTTCTGGTATGAAACTGTATAAAACAACAGCGTTAAATAGGTCTGGAACTGATATTGTAACAATATCCGGTACTTCTAATGCTTTCTTTTGTATGGGTGGACATATGTCTGCTTGTGCAACTGCTTCGCACATTGCGAAAACTGAAGTTGTTAGAGACCCAGATTCTTTTTCTGACGTAATTAGAGGATTGCATGTTTATGGTAGTAAGGTTTTAAGACCCGAAGCTATCACTAGAACAGCAGTTGTCTTAACATAATAGGGGGGACGTAATATGACAACACTTGCAAAAGCAACTGGCGGCACTACTGGACACGTTGCCAGTAGACGCAAGCCTTACTATGTAGAAAATACTATTGATTTTTCTGTAGATGACCCTGCAGCAAACGATATAGTACAATTCCTTAATATCCCTGCTGAAACATGCGTTATGGCATCGGGTCTTGAAGTTTTGACAGTATCACCTTCTAGTGTAACACTAGACTTAGGTTGGACAGCAACTTCTGGAAATCTAGGTACTGATTTAGATAGATTTGTTGATGGGCATGATTCAACTGCACTCGGAATAGCGGCTGTTGCAGCGGCTACTGCGGGATGGGTTACATACAAAGTGGCTGATACTATTGACGTAAAAGTACTTGGTGCTCAAGATACCTCTGGTAAAATCAGAGTCTGGGCAGTTATGTGTGATATAAGTGGCTCAGACGAGACTGCTTCTAACTCATAATAATTAAATTTATTGGGGGCCTTGTGCCCCCTTTATAAAATAAATGAAAAAATATTTTTGTTCAGTTTATAACGAACCAGAAAAAAGATTTAGTTCAACTAATGACGCAGATGGGTGTTGGGAGAGTACCCGTTTAAATTTAAAAAAAGATTATTTTCCCGGAAGTCCTAATATTATGTTTTGGATTAATGGTGTACTAGAAACAATGTTTTGGGCACCTAAAAAATGTGATGATGGAACAATGCGACCTCTTGGTATTAAAGAATGTACTTTTATTTGGAATAACAAAATAGAAGAATATGAAGGAGAGTGTACTCAATGTGGTCAATGCTGTGGATTATACGAAAATAAACCATGTAAATATTTGAGGGCATATGAAACTACTACATAAAGAAAGTAAAATTAAAATGGATTATAAAGGCAGACCAAATGGTAAAGTTTGGGATGGAACATCTACACAAGTAATACAACCTATAGATGATAATGACCATTTAGAAACAAGAATAGATATTATAGAAAATAAATTAGATAAGCTAATAGGTGTATTAAGTAATAGACAACATGAATTAACTAGAGAAATGAAAGAAAAATAATATGGGTACTTGTAAAATTTGTGGACATGAATGTCATTGTAGTAATACTGGCTCATGTTGTGGTGGAGAATGTCATTGCAATTGTTGCGAACATGAAGAAATAAAATCAGAGATATAATGCTTAAAAAAATTAAAAAACCTAAAATTAGAGAAACTTCTGCTTTAACTAAAGACGGATATGGATTAGTTAAATTAACTAAATTAAATAAATTAGGATATCCAGTAAATGACCCATATGGATTAGCGGCAGCTTTTTGTAGTACAAAAGGCCCTTTTACTGTATTTAAATTTTTAAGGAGAACATAATGGCTAAACAAGGACTATACGCAAATATTAATGCAAAGAAAAAAGCAGGTACAAGTAATACTAAAAAAAAATCAACTATAACACCAGAAGCTTACGCTAACATGCAAGCAGGATTTCCTAAGAAAAAAAAGAAAGCAATGTATGGTGGCAAAATGACAATGCCAAAGAAAAAATTAGTAACAGGTGGTCAAGTTAAATTAGATGTAGCAGAACCTAAAGGTAAACTAACTGCGGCTGATTTTAAAAAACTTGGTAACAAAAAAATGTACGGTGGTAAAATGAAAAAACCTATTAATAAAATGTATGGTGGTTCTATGAAAACACCTACTAAAAAAATGTATGGTGGTAAAATGAACATGAAGAAAGGTAAGTAATGAAAGGCGTAAAACATTATACAAAAAACGGAAAAGAATGGAAAGGTGCTTCTCACAAAATGAAAGATGGTACAGTACATACTGGTAAAACACATACAGCTAGCTCTAAAAAATTAGTTCATTTTAAAGACTTATCTGCAAAGGCTAAAAAAGTAGCTAAAGCTTAATGGTTGCTAAAAAGTATCAAAATCCCAAAGGTGGATTAAACGAAAAAGGAAGAAAACATTTTGAAAGTAGAGATGGTGGAAATTTAAAATCCCCATTAAAATCTGGAACTAGTCCTAGAAGAGTTTCTTTTGCTTGTAGATTTGCAGGAATGAAAGGCTCTATGAAAGATGAAAAAGGAAGACCAACAAGAAAAGCATTAGCGTTAAAAGCTTGGGGTTTTGGAAGTATAGGTGCGGCATCTAAATTCTGTCAAACCCATAAAAAGTCTTGACAAAATGGTAATTTAGTGTATAATATATAAAGGGAGACATGGCTACAACATACTTAACATTAGTAAATAATGTATTAAATGAACTGAATGAATCAGAAGTAACATCTACAACTTTTTCAAGTAGTCGTGGAATACAGACATCTGTAAAAAAATTTGTTACAAAAGCTATGCACGAGATATATAATAGTGTATCTGAAATACCCGATTTATATATATCAACTACTCAAGATACTAATGCAGGACAAAGGGAGTATGCTCTTCCAACTTCTGCTTCTCCTCAAAGTACAGATTTACCTTATAGAAAAGTAGATTGGCAAACTTTTAGGCTAGTTCCTAAAGAATTAGTTACTAATGGAGAGTTTACTAGTAATATAACTAGTTGGACTACTATAGCAGGGGCAGGAAGTGCGGCTTACAATAGTGGTGGTAATGGTAGAGCTAGATTAAATGATTTTGCTATTCATCAGTCTGTATCAACTGTAGTAAACAAAGATTATAGAGTACAAATAAGAGTTTTTGATTCTAATAGTACAGGGCAAGCTTTAAAAGTACAAGTAGGTACTGCGGCAGAAGGAACACAAAATTTAAGTACAACATTAACAGTTACAGATTTTGGTGCAGGAGCAGTTTTAGATACATCATTTACTGCAACAGCACAAACAACTTTTATAACTATAAATAATACATCAACTGCTACAAACATGGATGTTGATTACGTTAGAATATCTGAAAATATTCCAGTAAAAAAATTACGATACATAACTTATGATGACTATAATAGAAGACTTTTAGAAAGAGATTTAAATAATTCTTCTTCTTCATACGACACACCAGATATAGTTTACGCAACACAAAATAAAAAGTTTGGTTTATCACCAGTTCCAGATGCAAGCAATTATACTATACAATATGAATATTGGAAAGTACACACTGATTTATCTGCCCATGATGACACTATGGATTTAGATGATAGATTTAAAGATATTATAATAAATAGAGCAAAATATTACGCTCATATTTTAAGGTCTGATTTACAATCAGCACAACTTGCTGATAGAGAAGTTAAAGAAGCATTAAAAGCTATGAGAGTAGAATATATTAATAACGCATCATACATGACAGACCATAGAGTTAATCATGGGGGTCGTGTAGGCTCTGGAGGATTTTAGTGCCATACACAGGTATGCAGAAACCTATGGTAGTAAGTTGCTCTGGTGGCTTAGTATTAAACAAAGATGTTTTTGCTATGCATCCCGGGGAAGCATTACAACTACAAAATTTTGAACCAAGTATTGAAGGTGGTTACAGAAGATTAAATGGAACAACAAAATTTAATTCTAATATTGTACCACAAGTTTCTGTAAGTACAGAAAGAATTCAACTATCTGCTATATTTAATAACTTAGTTGTAGCGGCTAGAGGTGGTACAGTTTACACAGGCTCTACTTCTGGAAGTTGGGCATCAAGAGCAACTAGTAAAGGCACTAGTAACACTTATGATTTTGATAAATACAATTTTGATGGAAACGATAAAATAATTATTGCTACAGGTCAATCAGCAGCATTTACTTTAAATACAAGTTATACAGAAGATATTATAAATGCAACAGGTGGTGGAACCGCACCAACAAATCCTAAATTTGTAAAATCATTTGCAAACCATATGTTTTACGCAGGAATGTCTAATGCAACATCTACTTTATTATTTTCTGGCCCATACACAGAAGATGATTTTGACACTGGAGCAGGCTCTATTATTATGGGTGATGTTATAACAGGATTAAAAGTATTTCGTGATGAATTATTTGTATTTTGTGAAACAAGTATATTTAAAATAGCAGGAACAAGTTCTAGCACATTTGCTAAAGCCGAAGTAGCAAAAGATATTGGTACACTATCACATCATTCTATACAAGAAATAGGCGGTGATATTATATTTTTAGCCGCAGATGGTCTTCGTACAATTGCAGGTACAGCTAGAATTGGTGACGTAGAATTAGGTACAATATCAAAACAAGTACAAGAAAGAATAAATGAAATTGGGTATGACAATGTAACATCATTAGTTATAGGAAATAAATCTCAATACAGATTATTTTATCCAATTGATGATGGTTTAGAAAAAATTCAAAGAGGTTTAATTGCAGTAATAAAACAAAATCCTAACACACAACAAATGGGTTTTGAATACGCAGATATAAAAGGTTTAAAAGTTTCATCTTGTGATTCTAATTTAATTAGTAGTGTTGAAACTACTATTCATGGTGGTTACGATGGATTTATTTATAAACAAGATGATGGCAATGTATTCACTAGAGCATCTTCAACAGATAATATGGATGCTACTTTTCGTTCACCAGACATAACAATGGGTGACCCCGGCGTTAGAAAAAATATGCAACGAGTAAATTTAAATTGGAAGCCAGAAGGTGAAGTTGAAGCAAGTTTATTTGTTAGATATAATTATGATGATGTTAACACTACACAACCAAGTGTAATACCATTAACAACAGATGGAAGTGGTGCAATATTTGGAATTGGTACATATGGTACTTCTGGATATGGGCAAGGTGATTTACCTATAACAAGACAATCAGTAGAAGGTTCTGGTTTTGCTGTAGCAATAAAATTAACAGATACAAGTAATAAAATACCTTTTGCGTTAAAAGGATTTGAACTAGAATTTACTCCGGGAGGAAGAAGATAAATGGGAGCGACATATACAAGACAAAGTTCATCGGGAATAGTCGATGGTGGTGTTATTGAGGCTACTGACCTTAACAATGAATTTGACCAAGTACTAGCAGCATTTGCTGTAAGCTCTGGACATAGTCATGATGGAACTGCAGCAGAAGGTGGGCCAATAACTAAATTATTAGGCACAGCAATTACTATTGGTGATGCAACATCTGGTACAGATATAGCCATTACATTTGATGGAGAATCAAATGATGGTGTATTAACATGGATGGAAGATGAGGATTATTTTCAATTCTCTGATGATTTATTACTTAGTACTACAGAAAAATTACAATTTAGAGATACAGCAATATATATTAATTCATCTACTGATGGACAA